TCTGTTCTTTTTTTATAGAATTCAGCCTCATGTAACATATTCTCAACGGCCTTTTTGAGTCGGTCATCCGTCAGGTTAGCAGGGAGGCTCTCTTTTAGAGCTTCCCTCACCTGTTCGTATCCTTCAAGAATACAAAGCGATTTGCATAGTTTTAACAGGAAGATCCGGGCGTCAATCTTCAAGGCATTTTCTTTCTCAGCCATTATGGCTTTTACACCAGTTGGATTCATGAGTGTCCTGTATTCAAGGATGAACCGGGATGCAAGTTGTTTCATTTCTTTCTCAGAGGCATTCTCATTTTCTTCAAGCAACACAGAATTGTCACCACAGGACAATTCAATGAATTGTGCCAGTGACAGCTGGTTCAATCTCTCAATCATAATCTGGTTCTTTTATAAAGTTCATAATTAAAATCATAGGTATCACGATGCTGCTGCTTTGCCATCTTACGCATATCACTACGCATTCCTTTCAATTCATGGTTTAAGGAGGAGTAATCGTTGTTGACCACAATATTGTTCTCTGTTTTTCCAACGTGTTGCTGGCTGATATTGAGAAAGTCAACGGAGGACAGATGGTATAGGCTGGCATCGGGGAGTACTTGGGTTCCACGGGGAAGGTCTACAAGCGTAGGAACATCAGGTGTTATCCATGCTTTGCCACTGTAGACGACAATTTCTTTCTTGCCGCCATCGCCGACAATGGCAGGACCTCCTGTATGGTTGTCAGTTCCTTTGGCATATTTGGGAATCGGAGTTGCCATGATAGTGGCGACTTGTACAGCGCCCATGGCTCCGACTAATGCAGCCAGTACAAAATTAGGTAGTGCTTCGGTTATTGCTAGTGCTGTTGCTATGCTAGCATTGGCGATATTTGCAGCTTTATCCCAAACAGCCTGTTTATATTGGATATCCTGACGTCTTTTTTCCAATTCTTCTTCCTTTTTACGGGTCTTGTCCTCTGCGGCACGCTTTCTGGCCTGCGCTTCTTCCTCAGAAATAATTTTCTGCTCCTTTAGCAATTCTATTCTTTCTATTTCCGAGTCATGGGCATCAGTGTTCGCTTCGGACTCTTCCTCTATCTTATCCAGTTGCCCGTCATACAAGGTTCCGATCAGATCGCCGATGGTACTGACAGCCTGTGATGCTGTCTGAAGCCATTTTTTCAGATTCTTGATGCGTTCCTTGTAAGCTTTTTCTTCCGCCTTGTTAATTTTTTCAATGGCTGTAATCTCGGCATCTGCTTCCTTATTAGCCAGATCAGCTTTCAACTTACATAATTCCTCGGTAAGTTTCTTCCGGTCTTTTGCGCTTAAGTTGTCAACATTCAATTCCTGTTCAATGGCATCAATGGCGGCTTCTGTAGTTTTACAGACATAATCAAGTTTGATTAGGTATTCTTCTTCTGCATATTGCTCGGAAGACATGTTCTCTGTTTCTTTGCGTCTTTTCAGATTTAATAAATCTGTCTGGAACTGCCTGTCACGCACAGCCTGTTCGGCTGCCGCATTATCAGCAATTTGGAGAATCTGTTCGGATGCGAATTCTTCCAACAGGCCCTGTCTTTTTTTCTTATACTTTTCATCAATAAGAAAGACATCCTCACCGGATTTCTCGGCGGTGTTCATCTCCTCCTCACGCTCCAGATCAAGCATCTTTATCTTAAGGTCTAGTTCTTCCTGAGTACCTTTTTGTATTATGGCCATACGGTTTGAAAGATTATTTTTTTCAGCGTCTAGGGCAAATTTGATTTTAGCATCAGAGATTTCCTTTTCCATCTTTTCAGCAAGGTTATTTCTAGTAGCGCTTTCCTCCTCACTGTTACCTCTGATTGCTGCGATTTGCCTGCTATAATTCAGACTGATGGATTTAATCTGTTTTTCAAGTCCTTCATCCATCAATGCCAGTTCGCTTTGCTGATATTTCTCTTTTATGGCTAACCTTTCTTTCTCAGCTTTTTCAAGGGCTTTCTTCTCCTCGTCTGTCAGTCGGGTGGTGCCGATAGTTACATCAGTGGAATTTGATATTTTCCTGATATCTGCAATCTGTTTTTCCAAAGAAGTCACTTTAGTTACTTTATCCAGATATTCATTCCAGGTTTTTGTCTTTTCCAGTCCAAACGCCTGTTTGAAGAATGAAGCATCTCCCATATCTTTCCATAACTGCTGGTTCTCATTATAGAATTTATTCCTTAAGGACTGTTGCTTTGATAACTCTTGCTCCAAAATGGCAATTCTTTCATTTTTGGCTTTTTCCAATGCTGTCGTTTCGTCATCCCCGGCCTTCAGATATTCATCTTTCAAACGGTTTATGGCAATAATCTCAGATTTTATGGATTCCTCCGCATAAGGGGATGCTGCTCTCTTGGCTGTTTCAACTTGCTTATCCGCAAGTTGTTCCGCGTTCATTAGCCATTCATTTATTTTGCGTATGCCATTTGTTGCCATGTCGATAAAATCCTTCATGGCTCCGGTATTGTCCATTATAGTCAGCATCAAAGATTCCCAGGCTGATGATAAGTTATACAATGCGCCTTGTACATTGTTCCCCATAGTATCGGCCATTTTATTCAAGTCATCTTCCACTCCTGTAATCTGGTCACGGAGAGGAACGATCTTGTCTGATGCGGTCAGAAAGGCGTTAAAAGCTGCCACACTTCGTTTATCGGTCATTTCTAGTGTGGAATTCAGATCAATCCCTTGTTCTTTTAATCTTTGCAATCCGTCAACCAATTCCGGTAATGTCTTAACCGGTCCACCAAGAGCTTGTGCTAATTTACCACTGCCATCAGCCAAATTCAGTAATATATTCCGGGTGGCTGTAGCCGACATGGAAGCATCAAATCCTGCGTCTGCCAGTTTGCCCAATAAGGCCAATGTGTCTTCTATTGTGAAGTTGAAGGCCTTGGCAACAGGTCCGACGATGGGCATTGCTGTCTGAAGGTAGGAAAAGGAAAGGGCGCTCTTGGTTGTTGCGACAGCCATTGCGGATACGTACCGTTCCGTTTCTTCCGTATCAGCCCCGAACATACGTAGAGCCGCACCAGCCAAAGCAGCAGCTTCCGGCAATTCAGCACCAGTAGCCTGGGCAAATTTCAGCACTCCCTCGGTCATATCAAGTATCTCTGTCTTGGAAAAGCCTAATTTGGATAATTCTATTTGCAGGTTGGTCGCTTCTGAGGCGGTGTATTTTGTCGCTTCTCCCAAACGCCTAGCATCTGCTGTCAAGTCTTTTATCTCTCCTTTGGTCGTACCCAATATGGCAGCGAGCTTACTGTTTGCCGCTTCAAAATCAATAGCTGTATTAACTCCTTGTCTGATAGCTCCTGTCAGCTTTTGAATTCCTGCAATAACCGCTTGAGCACCTAGCATTCCTTTGATCATACTGCCGACACCGATTGTTACTTGGCTTATTCCGCTGTCGAAGCTTGTTTTCAACAGATTGCCCGTACTTTTAGCAATGATTCCCATGTTCTTCATGGCGGAATTACCTCGTTGAATCTCCATCCATGCACGTTTTATGGATTCGGTATAATCACCAACAGTCATTTTCTGCTGGGTGTACCGGTCAGAATTACGCTTCACATAATCAGTATTAACCCCGATGGTGGAGTTTAGACGTCCGATAGTCTGGATATATTCCTCATCCGTGTCCCGTACAAGTTTCACAGCCTTGCGCAACAGCCTGTTCATGTCGTTAGCTTCCTGAATGCTATGGATTTCCTTGTAAGTGGCGGCAATGGCATCAGTTATAATCTTTTGACGCTCCTGTTCTGTTACGTTGGCAGATTTTTTAGCCGTATTCGAGGCTCTTTGAGCCTTTTCAACTGTAGCCTCTGCTTTGGCCAGTTTCTCCAATGATTCGGCATTTTTTTTGCTGGCATCGGTAAGCTTCTTCATCTGTGTGGCTGATAAGTTGCCACTCTTGATTTGTTCATCGAGGCTTTTGGCAACTCTCTCAGCCAATTCAGATTGTTTTTTTAATGCTGCATTCAAATCATTGGTCGCACCGTCAGCTTTTTTAGCCTGGGTTATAATGACAGCGTTTAGCTTGTCCAAGTCACCGACAACTTCGACATTCATTTTTAATCCTTTAGCCAGTTCCTTGGCTGCGTCGCCGTAAATAGACTTTACTTTCTCTATTTCCTGACCAAGCTGTTTTACCTGTTCTATTTCTTTCTCATCAACAAGATCGGTTATCTTTAATTCTGCCATAATTACAAATAATGTCTGTATTCTACAATCGTGCCTTTTATCTCTGTGCCCAGTCGGTCAAATGAGTAACTGCCGTCAGCTTTCAAGTAGATGACATAAATACATTCGTCCAGCATGGCCGCTTTACGGGCGAGTTCACTTACACGTTCAAGTTCACTCATTTCTTTTTTTATCTTACAACCGCATGACATGATAATATTATTTATATCCACATTCTTTGAAAAAATTCTCAATCCATGGTCTGAGGTGCATTATGATGAAGTATTCCTTTGCGGAAGAGCCTAAAGCGAATATATTGTCACCATATTTCTTTTGGATATCGGGACCGTCTATAAATCCTTCCGTAAATACGCTCATACTCCTGTTCAATCTTTCCAACCTGATGCTGTCATAGAAAGTACCGGTAATGAAAAGGTTGGGAATCTCAGAAGGGCGCGGGGGCAGGTTTAACAGAAAACTGACTACCGGAGGTGTGATTTTTTCTTTCCATCGCTTGTACTTTTCAGGCTTATTCTGCCAGGGACCCGGCTCATTGAAATAAGGATCGTTGTCATAAGTAGGGCTCAGACATCTGTCTGTTCCGTCCATACCGCTATATAACTGTTCCTGAATACAGTCTCTGATAATGCTCTTGTTTGCATCCATGCAGTTCAGACATTCCTCTTCAAGTCCGGCGGCTATGGCATTGATTGTTTTTGATACTTCATATAT